ACCACCTTATTGATGGTTGATACGGCCCAAGACCATTCGATGTCGCTTACTCGCTTTTCGGCTTCCACGTGTCTACCTCCACATACCAGTTACCCGGTTTATTTTTACTATCTAATACTTGCGCGTTCACCCACTCATCGGTTTGAGCCGTGAGCCATGTCAGGAGTTCTGCGCGGTTTATGCTGATATTCGCTTTCACGAAGTCAGGTGCATTGTCGTGTGGCTTTTGTATTCTTAGCCCGTTTACAAAAATTTTATCTGCCATTTACTGCTCCTTAAAAAGAATGACCCCAGCCGGGGGCAACCGTACTGGGGTCAGGGTCAACTACGGAGAACATGATTCACATGCTCAGACATAGTATAGGTCCAATGTATGGGATAAGCAACACTTAATCGCATATCCTTGGCATCCTGTTTTTACAATCTTCCAACGCTTCTTCGGCGGATTGTCTGAACTCGCCCCGATAAACTTCTTTACCGTGTTCGTCTTTAATGATGGGTAGATAACCGAAACCTTGATTGTCCCGCGTTACGGGTAAGAAACCTTCACCACCGACTACTCGCACGATGAAGTCGTAGTTCATCGCTGCTGCTTGTCTTGTTCGACAACCGAACTATGTTTCGCGGCTTCTTTGTACCACTCGAAGACCAGTCTTAGCTGTCCGCCAATGGTTCGGCCTTCTGCTTTTGACAGTTCTTTTATCTCTTCATACACCTCGCGTGGTACGAGAATGCTTTTCCAACGTGTTGTGTCCATTTTTTGCTCCGATGCCCCCGGAATATATATCTACGATAATATAGGAACATATATAAGATTGCAAGAAAAACCCCGCAGGTGCAGGGTTTCGGGGTTATTTGGCCTCGCCCCAAGACGGTCCGATCTCTATGTCACACTTGGACGGTACTTCGAGTGGGACGGCGTTGACCATTACGTCGGCTACTGCCTGCGCTTCTTCAACACTTTTGACCGACATTGCTAACTCATCGTGAATTTGCAACATGGGCAGGATGCCTTGCTTATAAAGATCGACCATTGCTTTTTTGGTCATGTCCGCGGCAGATGCTTGGATCAACCTGTTCAATGATTTGTAGGTATAGGCGCGTTTAAGTCGGGTCGTGGGCCCATATTCGTCAACCGCTTCTTTATATGGCATTGCTTTGTTCATGGCGAACGTATCGGGTTCCCACAGATCGAATCGACATTTGCGTCCCAGCAGCGAGGTCAGCGAGCCGCCAGATGATTTCTCGTTCAGTCGATTCATCACCCCGGTCATCAAACCTTTAACGAACGGTACGCGGTCATGGTATTGCTTCGTCAGCTTTTTAGCTTCCTCCACCGACACGTCCAATTGCTCAGACATCTTGTTGACGCCCATGCCATAAATTAATCCTAAGTTAATTGTCTTTGCCTGCTTTCGCGGAATGTTAGCCATCTCTGCTACTAAGCTGTGGAAGTCAGTAGCTGGATCGTCGTTGTACGCTTTCACAAAATCGGCTGCACCTTCTAGCGGAACGCCTCGCGTTTTACCATATACATGCGCATAATGTACCAAGATGCGCGGTTCTTGTTGCGAGAAGTCAATGGCCGCCCACTGTTCACCTTCTTCAGGAAGAAACAACGAACGAATCATCGGACCCAGTTCAGGATCGCGGGCCGGGATTTGCTGCAAATTAGGATTGGACATGGAGATGCGGCCCGATACGGTTCCTCCATCGTCAGAGCGGATTTGATTGATATGGGAGTGTATTCGACCATCAGCGTGACAGTGCTTCATGATTGTATTGATGAAAGTGCCGGATGTCTTATTCAGGTTCCGAGCTTGGGTGACGAGTTGCGCGAGGGGATGCTCATGCTCTTGGAGGAAGAGTTTAGTGAAGCTAGGTGCGCCCTTTTCAGTGCGTGGGTAGTGGACTCCGACTTTATCGAACGCTTTGGCGAGCGACTGTGCAGCCCAGATTTCGACATTACTCCCGCTGATGCGCTTGATCTCCTTCAAGACTTCCCGTTCCCGCTTGAGCAGACTATCCCTCGTTCGCTCGACTTTCTCCGTGTCAACCCGAACACCACGCATCGTCATGTCAACAAGACATGGGAGGAGGTCAAGTTCGAGATTAGCGATAGGCCACAAGCCCTCTTTGCCAAGTTGAACGGAGAAGTAATTCCAGAGTTCGAGGGTAAGTTCAGCATCGCCCTCCGCATACGGTCCGACATACATGGCGGGCATCTTCCACATTTCTGCTTTCGGATCGACACCGAACTCCCGCGCCGCCTCCACTAGACCTTTCTCTGATTTAACTTTACCCAAGTGATCGTAGGATAAAGCGTTTAGGCTATAGCTAAATCTGTTCTCATCTAACAGGGAGGCAATAATCATTGTGTCAATGATCCGGCCATTCACCTGAAAACCCATCTGCTTTATCCAGCCCAGATCATATTGCGCGTTGTGCATGATCTTATCGGCAGGACACTCGAATACTTTTTTTAGCCACTTGTTGACTTGCTTTTCATCCAGATTGCCACCACCGAAGTGACGGACCGGAATGTACCCAGACCAATCATCTACTGCTATAGCGTAACCCACCACCTCACCATCACCTGTTGGCCAACCGGGACCGTGCTTCTTCAGGTTCGGGTCGCGTGTTTCAACGTCGATGGCTATCTTCTTCGCAGACGTGATGTCCGGAAGTTCTAGCGGNGGTATCCATTCACTTTTTGGAGCGAACATTGCCATTTGTAGTTTTGCCATTCTTGTTTTCCTTATGAGTGAACTCTGCCCCAAGGGCTGTGTATCCTGCTTTATCTAACCACGAATCAGTGTGGTCAATCGTTTCTATTAGACGGCTGGTCTTTACCCAATCCATCATCAAAGCCACGTGAGCCGCGGTGATTTTACCGTGTGACTCTATCGCGCCTTTTATAATTTCGTTCCAACCAACGGCAATCCTGTTGTGGTTGTGATGGGCATCACCATAATCCTTTGCGCGTTGCCCATTAATAAGCTTCTCTGCTTGACGCAGAAGTTCTTCTCGCTTCATTTTAATGTACCGTTTGATTGAGGGGACCGAACACGCACCATTCGTTTAGTTCTTTGTCCCAAGTGAGAGTAAGACCGGGCATCTCGTTATCTTTTATTAACGGGTTGTTCCAGTCTCGTTCAGAGATTTCTTGTTCAAAAACAGCGCCGTACTGGTCTTCAGCTTCTCGCATCATTTCCAGATACTGTTTAAATGTTATTTTTGTCATAGGTCATAGCTCCGTGATACATCTTCAGCATCTACTATATATAAGTTCTGCTTTGCACGTGTTACCCCCACGTAAAAAACCCGGTGTGTATCATCCGGGTTCTGTTGGAATTGTGTGTCCGCGGCTGGACTGAGGTCCGTGAACAGCACGACATTATCCGCCTCGCCACCTTTTGATCCGTGGATCGTGGACGCTGTAATACGGGGGATGCCATTAAATTTCTCGCCTCGACGCAGTAGTGCCGTGACATACGCCCGGTCGGTAGCGGGCAGCTTATCCATAGCAACGGACCAGATCATATCTTTCGTAGCCAGCAAGCCGTGATCGGAAACTAATTTCTCAAAAGTTAAAAGGTCTTCGTCCATTACACCCGGCAGCTTCTTATAGCCACGTGTTACCCGTTCGCCTATCGACATGTAGCTAAACACGACACGTGCAACCTTGCCTGATATTTCTTTACCACGTCGCAGTTGCTCCCAACCATTGACGGCTTCGCTTATCTTTTCACTGATGGACCGTCTGCCGCGGTAGTTGAATAGGTAGCCGTTTGACTTCAGGTCGTGGGCCACGGGGGTTAATTGATAACCGGCCTGCGATAAAATCAGCCAATCCCCTTGCGCCATGTCCAAAGAATTAATAGTAGTGATGCGCGTCACATTGCCGGGCTCTTCACGGGGCTCGTATGCTTTTGGAAAGCGCCTGCCAATGCGACGCACGATATTCTCTGCTACGTTGTGAACATTCTTAGGTATTCGGTAGGACTGGGACAGTATTTCTGATCCACCGGGTAAGTTAATAAAATGGTCTACGTCGGCACCCGCCCATCGGTAGATGGCTTGATCGTCATCACCTGCGCAGTACATCTTCTTAGACTGACTGTCCAAAAGATGCGCTATGTCCCACTGTAGTGGGGACAGGTCTTGCGCTTCATCTAAAAAACACAGATCAAACTCCGGGCAGAACTGCGTACCACCTTTTGCAAACTGCTCCAGCATATCGGTGAAGTCATACAGACCCATGCTTTCTTTGTATTCCCGCAAGCATTTGTCAACAAAGTTAACCGTGGTCCAATCCTGTTCGATAGAGCTAATGTTGTATTGATCGCGCAGATCAACCTTCCGCAAGCGGGCCAAGTTAATTAAACCAAGAATAGGATCACTGCTGGCTACCATGCTGGGCACGTCATCATCTATCGACGTGTTCTTTTGCCCACCCAGTTCAACACCAATGGTGCGGCTAAGTTCGCGGTAGTTCTCTTCCTGCATCACCTGCTCTGGACGTATGTCCGACATAGTGAGCGCCAAACTATGCAGCGTTCGGAAGAATATTAAGTCTTCCTTGGGGTCCAGATTAAAACGTACAGCGGCTCGTTCTTTTGCCTCATTTGCCGCTTTTCTGGTAAAGGCTAGGAAAGCAATGCGGTCAGGTGGTGTACCTTCTTCCAGCGCCTTGTCTACCATGTTGAGTAGTGTCGTTGTCTTACCTGTACCCGGAGGGCCAAAGATTCTAAACATCCTTCTTTTTCTCCCTGCTATATATCTGTTGCACTCGCTGTTTTGATATTCCCCAAAACTTAGCTACTGCGGTCATGGTCATACGTTGTCTATCAATCATGTCCACAATATCGAGGTCTCTCATCTTTCTCCAATGCGCACTCTTAATCTTGCTCAAAACGGAGCCTCCCCCTGAGAGAAGGAAGGTGTTTTCAAATCTACCTCAGTGCTATCAAAAGCAGGTATCTTCCAGACACGTACTGCGCGTCCCTTGATCTTCAATACAATACTATCGCCGTTAATGTCTCTTAACCTCTGCGCAATCCTGTGCGACTTGTACTCAAAGAATTTGTTTTTCTTTAAATAACTCTCAAAGTCCTTGAGCCTGAAGTAAGTAACTTCTTCCTCTTCATCGGTCCAAGGGCGGCGTAATAGTATCTCTTCTTTGTCCTGCGCCTGCTGTAGGTGGCTGCAAAACTCTTCAAGGTAATCGTAGAACTGACCACTGATGCTGGCGTCTTGTGATACTTCAATGATTGCGCTTTCGTTGTCGCGCATCTCAGTCATTAGGGTACTGATCCGGCCTTCCCATTGCTGCTTGGCAACGGATCGTGGCATGAAGTTAAGTTGCTCCATGCAGTATTTCTGAAATAGGGGTTGGCTCATCAGAGCCTCAGTGTCTAACTCCAGTGGTTCGCCGTTAACGTCCATAAACCAGACGGGAGGGGTAGAGTTATACTTGCGTAGGTTCGCTATCGTAGCGCCCGCTACAGCGGCTCCTATGCCGAATTTACGTGTGCGGCACAGTTCTTTGTTGCAATGCGCGTTGATCGGCGCATCTGAACACTTGTAGGCGTAGTCTTTGCGGTCTAGCTGCTTCGCAACTATGTTGACCTCTGGTAGTGGCAATGGCGGAGACAGGTACTCCATGTTGTAACGTAGGATTTCCGACTCGTAACTATCTGGGTATGCCTTGCGTAAATATACCCCGATGTTAAATAAACCATTATTTCTACCTCCCTCGCTAATGCGCTGCTTACAAAGTATCTGTAAACAAGGCGGTCCGTCCTTCATCAGGTCCGTTTCACCTGTGTCTACTATCTGTAGCTTAACGACTTCTTCGGGTGTTTGTGCATATTTTTCGTACAGGTCTATGAACTCATTTAGTTCAGCAGATGTACCATCGTCTAGGATTGCGTATCTCAGACCATTCTCGTGATCGTAGTACGGCAGGTTGAGAAAGTTTCCAACGTCACCACGGTCTAGGTGCAACTTAATCTGCTTTGGAAATATCTCACTCTCGCCATAACCAAGGGCCGCGGACATATGTTGCAGAGACTTCTGCATATCCTTCGCAGGCACCCATTCTTTTGAGAACAAAAAGCAATGTGCGCCACCAGACTTGGACCGGCACACTACTAAAGGTAGCTTTAACTTTCTTATTTTATCGACAAGCATCTTGTGGTCGAGTGGATACTGGTCCACGTCAATACAACCCCACTTGCATTTGTTGTCTTCGTTGATTGGTATGATACCCAATCCACTGCCCTGACCAGACAGGTGGTTTTCCCAAAGCTTCTTCGTTTGGGGTTCACGTAGGACGCCAGCCTTACCTTTGGCTTTACCATTAGCGCCTGTGTTTTCTATTTTGAAGTAGCCGTGGGCTTCCTTCAGGCCATCGAATATGGCCATAAATTTTTCTACTGACATTGGTGCCCCCATACGGAAAAAAAGCGGCAGGGCACTAAGTACCCCGCCGCGTGACTATTAAAACGGTGTTGATTTACCGGTTTCTTCGTCATCCGTATGTTTCACCACAACATCGCCTGCGGTGATGCTCTCTGCAAATCCCTTTGCGCGGGAATACAGAGCGCCATCCTCAATGACACCTTCGCAGGACATTTCCCAACCGTGCCACGAACCCTTGGAGTTTTCCTCAGATACCGTTTTAAGGTGGTAGATGTGGCTAAATCGGGGCGGTGTAAACGGCCCGTTCTGACCTTGCATTGAGCGAGACGCCATCATGCTGTTCCACTTTCTGCTCTTTTTAAGCTGTGTGGATTTCATTGCGATGAGGGCGGTCTCGTATGACCCGTCATCGTTGAGTAGAAGGACAAAGTGTTGGTGGGTCTCTTCGATGTAAGACCCATCACCATTTGCAACATATTCCTTGTTGTCATCTGGCGAACGCTCTGTCTTTGGACGTTCTTCTCCCGGTTCATAAATTGCCATGGGCGCACCGCTTCCGCTGCCACGCGGAGCCCACTGGATAAACCGACGCTGATAAGCGCAGGGTACTACTCGAACCCCATCCTTACCTTTGTACGGAATACCAGTAACGGTGTTGTATATATCACCCTTACGTGCCGTTTCATTTTCGTCCAACACAGGATCGTTACCAGACAAGACTTTAAGGAATGGAAGAGCTAAGTCTTCAGTCCCCATATTGTCCATGCCTGCTCCGGCATCCTGTTCCATCATGGCAGGATTAAATACTGCCACATCTTTTTTGCCTGCTTCGGCTACTTCGCTTTTCTTAGTCATTATTTTTTACCTCGTTTAATTACTGCGCGTTGACCTACCCATGCTCCGAACAACTCCATCGGAAACTCCTCTCCTGTTTCGCAACGTTCTTTGACAAACGCACGTAACGTTTGAGGATGCACCTCAGTTTTTTGTTCTGGAATAAACCCTTGCTTTTGCGCAAAAGCAGCAAAGGCACCCGCTTGATCGTCCTCTCCACGGCCAAACTGACACAAGACAGTATTTTTAATAATGTCATCGTGTCCATGATCGCGTAGCCATTCATAGGCTTCTGGACGTTTATCAACGAGAATGGACGCACCATAGGTTTGCTTAACCTCGACGGTTGATCCGTCATCTAGTGCAAAGGAAGACATACCGATCTCTGCAAGCATCGAAGGCATCTCCTCATCCGTTAACTTCAAAAGCTCCTTCTTCTGCTCTTTAAGCGTTTGCTCAAGATCAGAAATTCTTGCTTCTTTATCACGGATTGTTCTGGCCAACGCGGCTACCGAAGTAAGCCCTTGCTGGTCAATTTTCTCAACAGATGTAGCATTCGTTTGTTCAAAGTCCTGCTCCATCAATCTTTCTAGGTCACTCATCGTGTTTCTCCTTTCGTGGTTAAAGGCACCTCTTTGGGCCTTGACAATTACAGATATTATCTTATACAATATGAAAGTCAAGCGTTTTTAAAAAATAGGGGCAAGAATGCAAAGTTACGAATATGAGACCCAACCATATGAACACCAGCGAACTGCTTTTGAAGAGTCGTGGGACGCGGAGTTCTATGCGTTACTCATGGAAATGGGGACAGGAAAATCCAAAGTAGCAATCGACACGATGGGCGCGTTGTATGAAGAGGGCAAAATTAAAGCCGCTCTTATCGTTGCGCCAAAGGGGGTCTATGACAACTGGGTAAAAGGTGAAGTACCAATACATTTGCCAAAGCGCATCCCCCGTCACATTATGCGATGGATTCCCGCAAAGACCCAGCGTTTTGAGACTGATTTAAAAGATTTTATCGTGGACCGTGATCCTATATTAAAAGTGTTTGTTATGAATACAGAGGCTTTTTCATCACCACGTGGCACAGAAGCAGCCGTAGCATTCTTGTATCAAAACCCAGATAACATTGTCATTGTTGACGAATCAACTACAATTAAAAACAGGAAGGCTGCGAGAACGAAGAACATCATAGCTTTACAGAAACGGGCTAAATACCGCCGGGTATTGACCGGCTCTCCGATAACTAAGAGCCCTATGGACCTGTTTAGCCAATGTAACTTCCTTGCCGAAAAGGCATTAGGCTTTAACAGCTACTATGCTTTCCAAGCGCGGTATGCCAATGTGCAGAAACGCCAAATGGGTCATCGCAGCTTCCAACAGATTGTGGGCTACCGACGTTTAGAAGAACTATCTGAAAAGTTAGACCGGTTTAGTAGCCGGGTTCTAAAGGTCGATTGCCTTGATCTACCTGCCAAAGTTTATATTCGTAGGGACGTTTCCCTTACCCCCGAACAAGTCAAGCTGTACATGCAGATGAAGAAGCTTGCGCTTGCGAAACTAGAAAGCGGGGAGTTAGCCACGACAGCGAGTGTGCTGACACAGATTATGAGATTACAACAGATTTGCTGCGGACATTTGCAGCCAGATGATGGTGAGATACAGACGGTCAAAAGTAACCGTTTGAACGAATTACTCGACATCACTGAAGAGTTTCAGGGTAAGGCAATCATTTGGGCGACGTATACACACGACATCCAACAGGTAGCTGATGCCCTGCGCGACCGGTTCGGGCCCGAATCGGTCGCAACCTATTATGGTGCTACTCCACAAGATGAGCGCCAGCAGATCGTGGAAGATTTCCAAGACCCCGACAACCCTTTGCGGTTCTTTGTTGGTCAACCTAAAACAGGTGGATACGGTATTACACTAACAGCCGCTAATACTGTCATTTACTACAGCAACAGTTATGACTTGGAGATTAGACTACAGTCTGAAGACCGTGCGCACCGTATTGGCCAGTCTAATAAGGTCACCTATATTGACCTAGTATCACCGGGTACAATTGACGAAAAGATATTAGGGGCCTTGCGTAGCAAGATTGATATAGCAGGGCAGGTGTTAGGAGAAGACGTGCAGGACTGGTTACGCTAGTCTTTTTTGTTCCATAGATCAAACAACACTCTGATCTTCTCTTTTATCTGTTCAATGTCGCTGTGCATTTTTGCAAGCACAATTACCAGAGTCACGAATGCCGCCGCTATGGGCCAGACTACCCCTATGGCGTCCATTATTTCCATGTTCAGTTCGTGCTTTCAGAATTTTTTGTATCAAATAGTGCTTCTAGTGTACCGATACGGATAGTCAATTCATGAACCCTATCCTGCATTTCACGTAGTTCTACTACGTCCCGTTCTAACCCTTCGATTAGCATGTCCTGTCTTGCGTCCGCTGGAAGGCTGCCCAACTGTCCTCTAGGCCATAAAATTCTAAATTCAGAATTTGATTTAATCTCAACATCCGTCATATCAACACTATGTTCGAGTGTCGTGAGCCGTGATTCAATAGAAAAGTAAGCCATTGTGGCGACAGCGGTCAGCGCAATCATACTCAAAATATTTTTAAGCGGGATTGTCAGATTTGTGTTCTCAGATAACTCTGCCATGACGTTTTAAAAAGCGGGCGGTAAAGAGGCTATGCCTCCACCCCTTGGATCGGTGCCCATGGTCTGCATCATAGGCGGTTGCATAGGAGAAGCAGGAGGCTTTCCGTACCCAAAGCTTTCTTCTGCGCCAAAGTGCGCTCTTTCTGCTTGGTCTACAAGGTCCACAAATTCTGTCACTTTTGCCTGCATTTCTGCGGCTTGTGGGCTGGTGTAAGTCTGGTTTAAGTAATTACTATATACCTTCAACGGTGAGGACTGCATCTGAGTCATTTGCTGACCAAACTGTTGTTGCATGTTTTGGAACATACCACCTACACCGCCCATTTCAGGACCTCGTGCAATTTGCGGTAAAGGTTGTTCCATTGTTTTAACAGTACCCATCTGTGTTTTCATAGGGTTTGCGTAAGGGGATGCGATCATACCGCCTGCCTCCATATGTTGTACGGGGTATATTACACCGCCATCTGCTCTTTGTTGTGTTTCACCCTCTCCGGAATTGCCCGGACCGCCGCCTCCGGGTCCTCGTTCAGGACCATCTTGGTTTTCGCCGCTGCCGCCGGTTGTTTCTATAGTTTCACCACCACCAAATATTCCAGCAAGACCACCAAATCCGGATATTCCAGACGTGCCGCCGCTGGTATGCCCACTATAACCCGCAAAACTAAACGCCGGATTCGTGTTTCCTGTTCCGCGGCCCACGTAAGAATAAGGTATAGCGTCTCTAGACGCTCTATCTGCGGCTGATCTTACGTCCGATTTTTTCTGCACTTGTGCTGAAAAAACGTCGTATTGTTCTTGCGTGTAATTGTATTTTTCAGGGTTATTCAAACGATCTTTTTCGTTTGCTGTAAGGTAACTATCGCGACCCCCGTATTCTGCAAAAATACTCATTACGCTTGCCCCATTAAACTACCGATGCCGAGAAGCTCTCGGTCTTCTGGGAATAAAGCTGCAAACTTAGTCCGGTCCACAGGACCTGATCCCTGTGATGCCGTTTGAACGGCAGCAGGTGGAGGGTTAACCGGACCAAGTGCAGGTCCACTGTTCGGAGTGGGAGTCTGAACAGGTGGATTAAGGGCCCCTTGTTGGTTATTTGGGGGCAAAACGGGTCGTAATTGTACTGGCGGAGCTTGTACTTCAACAGGTGTTTCGGGTACAGGTGTTTGATCGTCTGTAATTTCTTCGCTAGTTGCTCGGAGGACGTAAGGTACACGACGGCCCGCCTGTCTAGCT